GCCAGAACCGTGAAGGGACTGGTCCTGAGCCTGTGAAGTTCGCAATCGCTGTTCCCGTCTACAACTTCGAGAGCAGCACCATTCAAGTGCTGAGCTTGACCCAAAAATCAATCATCAAAGAGATTGATCAGGTGTCTCAGGTAGAGGACTACGCCGACCTGAAAGCTTGGGACTTTATCTTGGCCAAGGAAGGCACCGGCTTGAACACTGATTACAAGCTTCGGCCTGCACCGCGCAAGTCATCAACGCAGAAGACTATCGACTCTGCTTGGAGCGAGTGCCAAGAAGCCGGCTTTGACATTCATAGGCTCCTAGACGGCGGAAACCCATTCAAGGAGTGATACAATAAAAACGGTTTGACAGAGACCTTCAGACCCCCAAGGTGCAACTTGGGTGTTTTTTGATGGCTATATTGACTATGGGAAGCTGTATCTAAATGCTCCAGGCACCAAACGCAAAGCTAGAAACAGAACCCAATGGAATGGTTCGTGTCACTGTAGGAGACCAGATAGGCTGGGTAAGTAGTTACCACTTGGCTGATACTAAAGTCAGGCAACTTAAACACGCATGGCTAAAGGATCACAAAACAGATTAGCTTTGCTGGGTAAGTCCGCCCTGGTCCGTGATGACTCTGGCCCTTTCCGCGTTTATCGGGATGAGTCTGGCAGCATTTTTCACAGCGTTACGCACATACTCAAAGAAACAGCACCCGAGTGGCAACAACAAGCCCTGGAACGGTGGCTGGCTCGACCGACAGCTACTGAAGATCGAGACATGGCAGCAAAAAGGGGCACGCTGGCGCATAATCACGCGGAGTACCTATTAAAAACTGGATCGAAACTTGCCCGGCAAACAGCAAACAAACGCAACAGCTGGAAAACCTCTGCAGACGGCCTGGAACGCTGCCCAGGTTCAATCACACGCTGGGCAATAGAAAGGGCCATTCAAGGCGCACCTAGAGTCCCCTGGAGCGCTTCCGGCTACGCTCGCGGACTTCGCGGCTGGATTGCAGACAACTGTACGGCCATTCATGCGGTGGAATTTTCCATTCATCACCCGGCGGGTATGGCTGGCACGTGTGACGCCCTGCTGGACATCAACGGCAAGGGCCCATTCATCGTGGATTGGAAGACCAGCGTCCGCGAACGCAGCGAAGACATGCTGACGAACTACATCGATCAGCTTGGTGCGTACAGTTTGGGACTCAAGAGTCTCACCGACATCCAGCCGATTGGCGGCTTGGTTGTGGTGGCACGTCGAACAGGCGCACCCCAGATCAGGGAGCTGTCTGGCCTAGAATTGATGGGGGCTGAATCTAGGTTCCTAGAACGGGCAGCCCGATACTTCTCAGAGCCAGATGCCTAGGCCCCATTAACTGGCGGTGGTCCGAAACCTTTCAAGCGGCGAATGGCCGCAGGGGTGCCATCCCTGGCACGTTCCTCGAAACCAGCACGCAGCGAGCGATATTGCTGGGCCGTCAACCAAATGGTCCAGCCGTTTTCTTTGAAATAAAAAGGAGATTTAGAGTGATTCATCAGAAATTAATAGGAGTGTCGCCTGTCAGGCGTTGGTGCGTTTCATCGTGCCGCTGGATAGCTTTCAGACGGCTTTCTGCTGCCTGGATTGCTGCACGGGTTGCAGAAATTTCTGTCTTTCTGTCGCCTTCAGTTGCTGCGGCGTCTGCGATGCGTTCTAACCGCTCCATGTTGTTGGCGATTGAGAAGCCCAGCTCATTGGTTGAGAGTGGCGCGTCAAAGGAGAACATCAATGCCTTTTTTACATAGCGTCGAGCCTGGCGCGGGCTGACCTTGAACTGTTTTGCCAGAGACCGTACGGCAGAAGCCGGGGACATCTCGTCAAGCAGATCAAGGGCTGCCTGTTCCCGCTGGTCCAGCTCATCATTGGTGGATCTGGTCACTTCAAGTGAGGGTGGCTTGTACGAAAGCACAATAACAAAACAGACACGAAACGCAAGGGGACATAAAAGCGGACACAAAACACTGGGACGCCTTGCTAACCGCACACCAGTTGGGCCGGATTGGTTGACAGCCGCCGCAAATTTGTGGTTTACTGTAGGAGTCAACACGGAGCAACACCGATGCCCGAACAACTTCCCGTTACCCCCACCGTATGGTGGAGCGGCAAGCGCAACCCCGAGACCGGCGTCAAGATCTGCCGGTTCAAGAAAACACTGCTGAACGGCAAGCCACGGCTGCGCCACCCTGTCACCGATGGTCCGCTTTTCACTAACGGCGATATAGCCAAGTTTGAGAACGGCACACCTGATGGGGTGCTTAAGCTCCGCTGGAACGGTAAATGGATACCAGTACCAACGATCGACGAGTTTCAGGAGTGGACGATCGACTCGTGCTGTCCTACGCCTGATGGTTCGATCGTAGAGCCGGATGCTCCCGAATCTTGGCTTTCACTCATGGGGCTGGTCTGATGCAACCCACACCTAAAATCATCCGTGGCATTCTGGATTCTGCTCACAGCACATTCGTGAGCATTACGTTCACAAAAGCCAACGGAGAAACCCGACAGCTCACCACCAACCCGAAACACATCGGGGAGATCCTTGGCACTGGCACGCCAAGCAAAGATCCGGCAGTCTTTCGGATTATGGATGTCAAGCTCAATCAATGGCGCAGCTTCCGCGCTGAGCGTGTCCAATCAATCAAGGCCAACGGCTCAACATTCATCTTTCAAGAATCATGAACTTAATCAATCGCGCATTCATCACCCGGCCATTCATCACGCCGGAAGATTCATACGAGGAAGTGAAACAAACACTGGACCGTGTGCCATTCATGAAGGCCATTCAGACGCACTACATTCCCGCAACCGATACTGATGGCGCATTCATCGTTGCCACTTGTAAGGAGCTGGACGCGTGCATTCAGGTTCCTTACGCGTACGTGCATTCTCGAGAGGGCGCACACTATGCGGCAGCCACCGCGCTAATGCGCAGAGAACGACCAGCAGACTGGGACCTGACAGCGCTGCTCGGATCGGTCGAGTCTCGTTCTGGTTTTCTGTTCTGCTTTGGTGCTGACGGATAGCCTCCCAGACCTAGCAAAGATCCGAGGCAAAATCCGCAGACTGTGCCGGTCCCAGGGCTGGCACTTTAGTTGGTTGCCGGATCGCGGAATTTATGGTCTTATTGATGAGTCGCCACCTTTACGACACTATGACAGCTCAGAACATCATCTCAGTCTTCAACCTCGCCACAGAGACCGACAGAAACGAGGGTTCGGGATGGTACGGGTCAGCTCTGACCTTTGCTTATGATCTTCACAAGGCCTATGGAGTGCCGATCCATTCCGTTGTCGGCGTGATTGCAGCACTAAGCCCACGCAACCGATGGGAACGCAATAAGCAGGATGCTGAATCTATGATCAAGGTTTTCTCAGCCGGCGGAGACTTTGCGGATCTCATGGAGCTCAAAGTTTGCACGTTCTCAAGTGGGAAGAAAAAAGCGGCCAAGATTCTGACTGAGAACGCCAGCGGCATCGATGCGATTCTTGCAATTTTGAAAGGCCCCAAACTGCAGGAATTCTTCTGCTGCATCGTTTCGATCAATGACGAGGTCTGCATTGACGGCCACGCCTATTCCATCTGGATCGGTGATCGCGTCGCGCTGGCTGATGTGCCATCTATCGGCGTGAAACTACGGAGAACGATTAAGGAAGACTACAGGGAGGCAGCCCGAACCTTGGGAGTTAAGCCCCACGTGGTTCAGGCTGTTACCTGGGTGTGCTGGCGTCGCCTCCATGGCGTCTGATCGCCTTACCTGAACCTTCGCACCTAACACCATGAGCCTAAGATCTGAACTTGAGAGCTACAGCAGCCAAGAACTGGAAGACCTTGCCAGTGAGGCTGGCGTGATCGAACCGGGAGAGACTGCTGAGGACTGGCAGTTGATCGCTTGGATTGTTGAAGCTGATGAGGAGTCGCGCTACCAAGCGCAATGCGCGGACTTCTACAGTTGGTAAGGGATTTTAGAATTTCTTTCGTTTTAGTCTCGCGCTTTCGGCTGTGATGCTGTATTGTATGAGGGAAGCGGACGACACATCCACAATCCCGCTTTCCCAAAACGATGACCCAAAACCGCCTTAAGTCTTCTTGCCGCTTCCAGGTCGTTCTACTGATGCCTGATGGCAGTGAGTCTGACCACTGGACAGATTACAGGAACGTTGCTTGCAGCATTGCCAAATCTATGAGAGAACGCAATCCTGACGCTGTTCGTGTTGTTCTCTACGATTATCATCCAACTTCTACAGAATTCTGATCGCATGGGGAGCCTACGGGCTCCCAAACAAACCAAAACCACAAAACTAACTATCTTTCGATTTCCCAAAACAATGATCACCAGTACCGCAGCCCTTGCCCTTCTGCTTTTAACTTTCCCTATTGTGCTGCTTTTATGGTTGACAGAAAGCAGGACTCAGCGCATCCACAGACTGCGCAACCGTCACGGATGGACACAGCAACGTATTGCCGATCACCTTGGAATCAGCAGATCAACCGTTCGCAGACACCTTGCGATCGCGTGAGCACACTTCAAAAACCACTATAGAAAACCACCAAACCATCAGGAATACTTATGATGACTCAATTCTCAGCTAAGATCCCCCAACTTGCCGTGGCCGTGGCCCTAGGTTGCCTGGCTGTGGTCGGCGTCAACGACGCCTGGGGCGCCATGGAGCGTCACCGCTGCAAAGCGTTGACCACTACCCACCAAACGATCGCCTTGCGCGGATTCTGGGGTCACACGACCTACTGTGTCGACCGCCGCTAAATAAAAGACATAAAAAAAGGCCCCTTAAAGGGGCCTAAATTAATCAACAATTCTGGACCAATCTTCAAGCCATTGTTTCTCTTTTTCATCTTCAATAGTTTTAATTTGAAGATTAGAGTGTGTACGGTTTAGGATTTCATCCGACCGTTCTAGGCTTTCCTGAATAGAGTCCATTTGAGACTTGAGAACTTCAGAAAGTTTCATGATTTAGATTGTCAAGTTAACGGGATCTCTCCCATGAAACTAATATAGCACATAAGGGCACTCTGTACAGACTACTGTGACACTTTATCAACCGAGCCCGTGCCACTACCCCAGGCGGCACAAAGGGGGGCGGGTTCGGAAGCTGGCGAAAAGCATAAAGGACATAGGGAACCTGCTGGTACACAGGCGGTTTTTTGTTCCTTAGTACACTACGGGGGTCTTCCACAAAAGTCAAGTATCCTGTAGCACATGGGTAATAAAAAAGAGTTATCGCTCCGCTGGGCTCAAGGACAGGTATTTGAGAACCGCACCCGCTTCCGCGTGCTAGTTGCAGGCCGCCGATTCGGCAAATCGTACCTCGCCTGTATGGAATTAATGCGTGGTGCGATCGAAAGACCGGGCGAAACCTTCTTTTACTGCGCCCCCACTTACCGAATGGCAAAAGATATTGCTTGGAAAGTGTTAAAAAAGCTGATACCAACGCCTTGGATCCGCAGTAAAAACGAAACCGACCTCAAACTGGAGCTTGTAAACGGCTCCACGATCGAATTAAAGGGCACAGAAAACGCAATGGCACTCCGAGGCCGCAGTTTGGCCGGAGTCGTACTCGACGAAGCCGCATTTATGGACTCAGGCGTCTGGTTCGAGGTCATCCGACCCGCTTTAGCCGACAAACAGGGCTGGGGACTCTTTATTTCAACCCCAGACGGAACCGCGAGCTGGTTCTACGAACTCTGGCAATACTGCATAACCGGCGACGACAACTGGAAACGCTGGAGCTTTACCACAATTGAGGGCGGAAACGTCCCCGCAGAGGAAGTCGAAGCAGCCCGCGCCCAACTTGACGCACGAACGTTCCGCCAAGAGTTCGAGGCCAGCTTCGAGAACCTATCCGGCTTGGTTGCGGTTTCATTTTCAGACGCCAACATCTCTGCCGACGCAAAAGACATACCGGGCTACCCACTACTCATCGGAGTGGACTTCAACGTGGACCCACTCAGCGCTGTCTGCGGCATCAAAACCGAAGACACCCTCTACATTTTCGACGAAATCATGTTGCGTGGCGGCGCAACCACCTGGGATTTCTGCGAAGAAGTCCACCGCCGCTACGGCCTGGACCGCAACATAAAAGCCTGCCCAGACCCAACAGGCTCAGCCCGCAAAACCCAAGGCGTCGGAGCAACGGACCACGCAATTCTGCGCCGCTGCGGAATGGCAGTATGTTCTCCCCGCAACCCTTGGAAAGTCCGAGACAAGATCACAGCAGTCAACACAGCCCTTTTAGACGCAACCGGAACCCAACGCTGCTACATCCACCCGCGCTGCAAAGAACTAATCAAATCATTCCGCACCCTTACCTACAGCCCTGGAACGGGCCTACCAAACAAAAATCTCGGCGTAGACCACGCCTTCGACGCATTCGGTTACCTATGTCTGCAGCAATTTAATCTTGCAAAAGCTGGTTTGATGGGCAAGACTTCCTATAGGCTTTATTAAATTACAAAGAGTCATGTCAGATGAACCGTTTCCTTACGCCGAATACCGCGACAACAACAACAAACCTCTGGTACAGAAGCACAAAACCTGCAGCCCCAGACACGTCATTGAAGCACGCTGCCGCCGCCTCTACAAACATCAACTAGAAGGTAAAAGTGCCCGCCAAATTGTGGTAGAGCACATGAAACGCGAGGGAATTAGTATGACCACCGCGTATCGTGATTGGAACCAAGTCCTCGCTTGGATTGACGAGGACTGGAAAAAAGACCGCGAAAGTATGATGGCTCGCCTCCAAGCCATGCGTATGGATCTTTTCCATACCGCAGTAAAACGCGGCCAATTACAAACCGCCAGCCAAATCCTGGATTCCCTGGGCCGTGTTGTTGGCGAAAGCACTCCCGAACAAATTTCAGTAAATGTGCCATCGCTAAATATTCAAATCGAACCAAAGTCGCCCCCAGCCCAATTACAGCCTTCAACTGCGCCTGTATTCGAGGAAACCATCGAAGTAGACGTTTCCGAATTAGAATCAGAGCAAGTTTCCGACGAGGACTAATTCAATGGGCGGACAGTACACCAAGGGCGGTAAGAAAAAGCCCAAAGGCAACGGCACCAAAAAGAAGTAAAAAAGGACTAACTGCCGCCAAATCCATGCCGAAACGCGGTCTCTACGCGAATATCAACGCGAAGCGTAAGCGAATCGAGGCTGGATCCGGCGAAAAAATGCGCAAACCCGGTTCTAAGGG